TCAAACAAGCTTTACTTCTCCTAGACGTACCATACATCATACGAGGGAAAAAGGGCATCATCTTAGAGAGAGGTAGAGTATTCGGAACGGTAAGAAGCGGAGACGCAACTAAGACCACTGCGGGCAACACATTAAGAGTATCCATGTATCTAGAATACGCCATGCACGGAGCACCTTATGACTACAGAATATGGGTGTCTGGCGACGACGCATCCGTGTGGTTTCATCCTCGGCATAGGGACGACGTCGAGCGACGACTAACGGACAAGGTCTATACGAGAAAACCAGATACAATAGGAGCCTTGGGTCAATTTGCCAAGGTATTCGAGGTCAACGATGATTCGGTCAACTTTTTGTCCAAAGCCATAATCAAGTCCTACAAGGGCTTTACTGTCGGCAGACTGGCCTCGCGCGCCCTATTACAGGGCAGATACACAGACGGCAAACTAAACGAACATTAGCATCTCTAGGCTAGGATGTATTGTATATAATCATGGGGCAAATCGTTTGACATATTTGACCGATATAAGCCACGAGTCAGTCTGTGCGATCTCCGTTTCAACGAGGCGTAACAAAAAGAGTTCGAAGCCGAAATCAAACGAAATGTCAATTCCACACCGACCGACCCGGCGGCAATGAACAATTTCTACCGTCGCGAACTTCAAGAGCATTTCATCGACTGGTTACAGGCGGATCCGTATCAAACAAAAGTTGTTTTGTCGTCCCGATTATAAAACAAACAACAAAACGAACAATGTCCCCTTCAAAGCAAAAGAAAGTGACCCAAACCAAGCGCGCAAAGCGCGCCGTGAGAAAAGGCGGAATTCCCTCACGTAAAAAAATCAAAGCTCCGCGCAAGCGATTGAATGCAACAGGCGTTAAATAGTTGAGACGCAACCAAGCCACACCTTTAGCTTACAGCAATACATTCAAGGCCTCGCCCACCACGTTTTAACTACGTCATACAGAGATGATAGACTCCCTAAAAACACTCTCCACAGCCCAATCTTTTTCATAGCTGTAGAGTTATAGTGTCAATGCTGGCAACACATCTCTATTCCCGTGGTTGTCATCCATCGCTCGCTCCTTCGACAAATATCGCATCTCCAATCTGTAGTTCAAATACGTACCAGTAGTTCCAACTACGACTACCGGAGACATAGCAATGGTATTCATAGGAG